CTCCCCAATCGCATTCTTAACGCTGTTCTGGCGTTCCAGGCGGGCTTCGCGGGCGAGGTTGAGGCGAGGCATTAGAATACCGGCTCGAGCGTGGCTGCGCTGGGCGCAACCCGGCCCTGCGAGAGCAACGCGATTTCCGCATCGAAACGCGCGCCCTGCGAGAGCATCGGGGCGATTACTTCATTTGCACCCCGGTACTGCTCGCTGTACCCGCCACCCGAGAACGACGCCAGCCGTTCCGGATCACTCTCAAGCAACCCAGCAGCGGTGACGTGCGGGCGGTAGTAACGAGGCAGCGGGGAACCCACCGAATCCAGAACGCTGTGCAGCTCGAGCGCAGCATCAATCTCGATGTCGTCCAGGCTGCCTTGGCGGTACGCGCCAACTTCGTTCGGGGTGTCGCGCAGCAAGAACCGCACCCAGGCCCGCGCCCAGGTGATCTTCGTGACCTGCACTCCGGACAGGTCACTGGGTTTGTAGGTGCGGGCCACGGTTTACCTCACTTTTTCTTTGCCTTGACTTGCTCAAGTTCAGCCTCGAGCGCCGCCTTCGCGGTGCTGGCGTTTTCGAACTTGATGCGGGCGTCAGCCTCGCGGGCCTTGATCTCTTCGAGGTCTGCCTCGAAGACCTTCACCTGCTTTTTCAGCGCGGCATTTTCTGCCTCAAGCGCCTTTACTTTGTCGGCGTCTGGGTTCTGAAGGTTGACCCGAGCCGGAGCGCGAGCCTGATCGGCCTCGAGTTGCTCGCGGGACTGCTCGAGCGCCAACGCTTTGGCGGCAAACTCAGGCATCACAGCACCTTCGCATCGCGCAGAACGTAGGCGGCCCGCGTGTTCTTCAACGCCACCGTTGCCACAACCTCGGCTTCAAACTTGCGTTTCGCACCCGGCAACATTTGCCCGAGGTCGCTGTAATACTTGATGCCGTTGTCGCCGGTCAGGGTGACGCCGTGGAAGCCTAGGACGCCCACACCAACGATGTACAAATCGGTGCGTCCAGGCGTGCCGCCCGTGGTGGTCGGCACAACAAACGTGCCACCCGTGCCGGGTTTCACACCAAGATCAACAATCGGCGCACCACCGAAACGGGTTACGTCCTGCCCGAACGTGTCCTGGTTCTTGGTAACAAACCCGAGGGCTGTGCCGACGGTTTCAAGGCGCAGGGCGGCGTCTTCGTTGCACCAGATTTGAGGATCGAACCCCATCTCCTTCAACCGGTTGACGTACCGCTTGATCTTCTGCATGCTCTCGAGCCAGCCGTTGTTGTTCGTTCCGGCTGCGCCCGCGCTGAGGTCAATGTTCTGCCCGGCGGCGCTCGCGTCAATCTCGGAGCTGGTGGTGTCCAGAATCTTCGAGAGTCCGTTGAAGGCGTTGGCGTCCACACCAGTATCGCCGTTAATCACGGTGTCGTGCCACTTCTGACTGATGGCCTGGGAAAGCTGGCGCACCTGGTAATCCACGAATGACAAACCGCCTTCGCTCTGGCTGCCCTGGTCGGCATCGGTGAACACGCGATCAATCTCGAAAGAACCGCCGAACGGTTTCAGTTCGGTCGTGACCGTCTCGGTTTCTGCGACTTCACCGGTGTAATCCGCGTAGTACGCGCGGAACGCTGCGCCGCGCAAGGTTTTCTCGCGCTTGTAGCCGTAAACCAGCGGGCGTCCATCGGCCTGCGGGCTGGTGGTGTTATCAAAGGGTAGTGTGTTGAAAAGCCAGCTGGTTTTCTGGAACTGCTCGATGAGGATGCGTTTGACGCCGTTCCTGGTCGAGTCTTTGATTTGCTGCAATGCGACGGTTGGCATGCCTTATGTCCTCCTTTTACTTGCGGCCTTCTTGGGCGAGCGCATCTAGGATGCTGACGGGTTGTTGCTTGCCGCCCGTCCCGCCGCTGTTGGCGGGTTTGACGGGTGGTTTCTTACCCCCCTGTTCCACGTCGGTTTGTGAAAGCAAAAACGGTCGGGTTTTCACGAACGCGTCGAGCGTTGGTGCATCCTGACCTTCCTCGAGCCGCGCCCGTGCCGCCTCGTACAGCGTGATTGCGTCGTCCAAGCGGTCGTTGGTTACGCCCAACGCGAGCGCTTCGGCGCGCAAGTCGGCACGCATGGCTCGCAGTTCCGCGTCCCGCATGGCCTGCTCAAGTTCCGCCTGGCGCTTCTCGGAAGCCGCGAGGCGTTCCTCGAGCGGCTTTCTGGCTTCAACCGCAGCGGCTCGTTCCTTTTCGGAATCCTCGAGTTTGGCAAGGCGTTCACGCAGGCTTTTCTCCTGTTTGACGCTTTGCTCAAGTTTCGCACGCGCAACTTTTGCGTCGTTGTCTCGAGCTTTCAGCGCATCTAGCGCCTCCTCGAGCGTGGCAGGGGCGTTGGGTTCATCTGCGGGCGTGGGTGGCGGGGTTCCGTTTCCGTCGCCTTCGTCCAGAAGAAACGGCATGTCGAACTCAAACATTTCAACCCTCCAGGTTGGTTGCGTGCGGTACGCCCATCTAGGGCGCGTGGCTTTGTCTTATCAGCAGCATCAGGCAAGAGTAGGAAAACCGTGTGGCGCGGTTTCCGCTGCCAATGCAAAACCCCTCGATTGAGCCTCGAGGGGTTTCAGGGTGTGATGTTCTGGGAGTTTACGGTTTCAGTGTACCAATTTTGCGGGTGAACGCAACAGCGGATTGAACTTAAGTTCAATCCGCAGCAGCAACGAGGGGTTGCTGTTTGCGCTCGGGAAGCATCATGGCGCTTGCCAAGTCACCGTAAACGACGTCAAGGTCAACGCGCTGTTCTTCCGTGAGGTTAGACCAAAACGCATCATCGCGTTCAAGGCGTTCAACCAGGGCAGCTTGAGCGTCACGGTCACTGGAACCGAGCGTGGTCAGTAGCAACTGGCTTTTCTCTTGGTAGGTCATGGTTTCACCCTTTGCCTGATCGCTGCCTGAACCGCCGTTAACCACGAACCAGAATCAGCAGCATCGTACTTTAGCAGTTGTTGCACGGCGTTTGGTGTGAAACCTGCATCAACCATACTCAAGCGGAACCACGCTGTGATGTCGGGCACAGCACGACTCTGAAACAACCAGGTTGGCCCCAAAACGTCGACGAGTAAGCGCACGCCTTCCAGCCAGGGTCGGTAATTCGCTGTCTCAAACGCGTTGGTCACACCCGTCATGTCTTTAAGCGCGCGAAGTGCAAACCATTCCGCCCCACCTTCTTCAAAAGGTACGAAGTACGTGTCGTAGTCGTCGCGCATCGCGTGCCAGACGTCGTGAGCGATGCTCTTCGCGCCGCGAGCTCGTTCAAAAATTGTGCCCTGCAAATCCTGCGCAAGTTTCGGCAGCACAGCGATTTCGCCGTAAAAATGTTGCGCACGTGGCATATGCTGCCCTCGAACAATTCGGGCACGGGCTTCATTCAATCCTTCGCGTTTGGCACGAGCCTTCCAGCGCCGCTCGAGCGCGGCGGCTTTGTCAGCAGTATCTGCCATTCTGATTTTAATGCGTTCAACACGTGATCCGTAACGCTTGACCAGTTCACGACGCACAGCACTCATGACCTGTTCAGGTGTGCTGCCTCGCAAAATCATGTCGTTGGGAACCTGGCGGTTTAGTGGCAACCGGGATTCATCCACGTTGGGTGATTGCTCTGCGCGTACCAACGGTGTTGCCGACGCCGGTGAGTACAGTCCCACACGTAATTTTCGTAGGTCATTGGTTGTCGCAATCTTCGAGTATGCCAGCGCGTGACCGCAGTTCACATGCTCTCGCACGTCAGGTACGGCATCCCAATCTCGAGGCCCGAACACCCGCGTTCCAGCGCGAGGCCCGCCGGGTAGCACAAACAAATCATTTACGGGAATGGTCATGCCCTCGAGAACACCGTGCCAACCACGCTTTTCATTTCGAGGCCAGGCTCTAACCCAGGTTTTCCATTCGACTTCAAACTCACGCCCAAGCTCTAACGCAGCCTCATCCATGCCGCGCCAGGCCCCGGCCTCACCAACAATGCCAGCCCAATGATCCAACGGAAAGCGTGAGCCTGCCTCAAGCAACCGATCATAGCGGGTGACGGCAAGTTCGCCGAACATTAGACCTCGATCTGCGTACTCGAGCAACCGCGCGTTCGTGAGATCACTCTGCGTGGCTCCGAGATATGCTCCGTGCGCATAAAACCCAGCCAGACTGCCCTCCACGTAGCTGCGCGAGGCAAACGCTACCAGCAACCTGCGGGCCTCACCCGACTCGGCATTCAACGCGGCAATCAATTGGCGGGTGGCTGCGCGACGCAACCGAGTGAGGACAGGCTCAAGCGCCTCACCCAATCGAGGCAGGATCACGGCTCACCGTCAACGCAAAATGCACGCTGGTGCGTTGCCCATCCGAGGTTTCCAGCGCGAAAAACGAGACGCGAGCCAGGATTACCGCGCCCTCGCGCTCCAGAAAACGGCTTGCCGTGGCGACCGCCTTCACCGCCTGGTTCACAGCGTTGGGGCCGAGGGCGCTGACGGTGACTTGTTCGTTGCGTCGGAGTTCGTTGGCGATGCAACCTGCCAGGGCGTTGGTATTGGTTTTGGCTCCCACGCGAATCACGTTGATTCACCTCCGAGTGCGCGGCGAAGAGCGTCTGGCGTGATTGAACCTTGGTTCTGATTCACAAAAGCCTCGAGTTCAGCGTCTGAGAACGTTGGAAAGAACGGCTGCAACTCGCGCACTGCCACGCGAAGCGGAATCAAATTCTTGTCGAAGGCTGTGATTATGAGGTCGGTTCTCATCTGCTTTTCGAGTTCCTGATCCACCAGCAAAACGACCGGCGGCGGGTTCGGAATGCCCTCGAGTGCGCAGAAGTCCGCCACCAGTTGGGTGAGCAACATGGAGAGGCGGTTTGCCATTCGTTGCGCCCAACGGTAGAAGCGCACATTGGCTTCACGCAAAGCCTCACCGCTGGGGCTGTCATTGCCAAGAAACCCGCCGGGGAGCGCGCAGAAACGGCGGACGCGCTCCAACTTGTCCCTATGCTGATTCCGCAGTTGCTCAAGGCTGCCCGGCTCGAGAAAGCGCGCATCGCTGTCTTTATCGCCGCGTAACACCACCGCAGGCCCAGCGTCGTCAACTTTCACCGTGCCTTTGGTAAACAGTCGCGGAAAAGCCGCGATTTCTTCGACACGGTTTGCTCGGAACTCCGTGGCGTACAAGCCTTTAAACAACGGCATGGCGGACAACATCTCGCCAATCACAAGGCCATCCCCATCGGTCAGGGCGATTTGATATCGCGGCATGGGCGCGTCCGGCGTAACGCTGGTCGGTGGGCGGGCCAGGGCCAACGGAGCGGAGAGGCTGCGCCATTCCCGCAACTCCTGATCCTCGAAGTCGTAGATGCGAACGTGATGCTCGAGTCGCATTTTTGTCACTGTGGCCCACGTCTGATACAAACCAGTGATGCGGTCAGTGTCGTCCGGATCGGTAATAGGTTCCACATACCCGCCAAGGCGCGTGATTTGCGCTGGTTTGCCGTTGTCGGGAGTAGCCGCAATAGCCGAGGCGATGCCGTTAACAATTAAATCCGTTCCCAACCGTTCAGCAAGAGTGCCTAAATCGAGCGCCTCAAGTCGTTCATCCAGGTTGGACTGGTCATTACCGCCCCAGGTAATGATGCCGATGGCAGCGTTCAGTTTGGTTTGCAACACCTCCGGGCCAATCGACTGCATTTGCTGATGCAAACGTTCCATCGCGGCACGGCCCGCATCATCCTTCGGTTTCGGCATGAGGGCCTCCGTGCCCCAGTGGGACTTGCCGAACGCCCAAGCTCGTGCCTGTTCACGCTCGTCGATGCGGGTGGTGAGGGCATCTAGTTGCAGTTTGGCCACGAGCGCGGGAATGTCAATCATTTCTCACCATCCATACACCTCCTGAGCGGTCTCGAGACTGGTAACACGGGATTGCAGGGCGTTGAACGCACCGCTCGCGCTGTCCACCTGGTCGTCCTTGGGCACATCGGGGAAGCCCTCAAGTTCGCTAAGCCAAGCGTCCACCCAGTCCCCCTCAAGTACATCCACGTTCCGACCTTCGCATTGCGCACTGAATGGCCCGGCGCGCGTGATTTTGTCCTGGCGGGCCGGGTAAAGGCGCACATCAAATCCTGCAAGAAGCTGAATGTAATCCTCGGCTTCGACCTTGCCCGCCTGACCGGGATCAACCTCGATGCCGACGATCACACCTGCAAACGTCTCGAGGTCGCGTTTGGCGGTGGTGAGGATTGTGGCTTTGACCGTGCCGGGGCTGCCCTGGAACCGCACCACATCCAGCACCATGAACCGCCCGTTCACCCGGCGGCCCACCAGCGTGCCGACCGTCCAATCCGGGTCGGGTTTGCCCTTGGTGGGGATGGTGGCGGCGCGATCCCAATACCGGATGATGGTCTCGAAATCGTTTGGAACACGTTTTTTTGCGGTGAGCGGTAGGAAGTAATCGCGTTTGAAGTAAAACCCTTTGGCGGGCCTGATCTTCCAGTTGCCGTTTAACAAACGTTCGCGGTCAACATTATTTTGCGCCAGCAGGCTGCCCTTGTAGCCAGGGTCTTTCTCAAGCAATTTTTTGTTATCCTCGAGTTTGGCCGGAATGAACGTGAAGCTTTTGATGTCGTCCGCATGGCGACCCGGAAACGCCTCGAGCGCTTGGTTAACGCTATGAAACCAGTGCAGCGTGCCGTCCTCGCGGACGAACCAACGAATCACCCCTGAGCGTTCCGGGATGGGTAATCCGGTGTCCTGGTCAATCCACCAGGCAATTATTTTAGCCACAAACGATTCCGGGTCTGGGTTGGTTCCGGCGCGCACGTAGGGGCGCACGCCGCTGGCACTCCGGTTACGGCTGAGCATGTACCAGAACATGCGCTCGCTGAAGTGCGTGAGTTCATCAAACTGGATGAGCGCGATTTGAGCGCCCTGGTAATTGAGCAGGTCGGCCTCAAGTTGGATGTGCGCGAAACTGACGGTTGCACCGGATGGGAATCTGAAGCAAGCTTTGCCTTTGTTGGGTTTTGCTCCTAGGCGCGGGTAGAGTTCCATAGCCTCATCCCACAAGCCGCCTTCGTTGAACACTTGCGTGTACTCTCGGCGGAAGATCACCGCCCCAAACCTGGGATTGTGAACGTGCCTGAGCGGTTCGAGCAATTGCGCGTAGGTTTTCCCACCGCCCGCAGCGCCCCCGTAAATTACAATGTCCGCGCTCGACGACAGAAACGCCTCCTGCGGCCCGGCCTGCGGTGCGATTTTCAGAGTTGGGGTAGCGGTCACAGTTCACCACCCGTCTCGAGAAGACCGTGTGACATGGTGTTCTCAGCGGTTATTCGCAGGCAGGTACACCACCACCTGCTCAAGCGATTGGTCGTTGCTGGTCAAATCCACACGATCCTTGAATGCACCGTGCGCCCGCAAGATTTTCTCAAGGGCATCTTGGCTCGAGTACATCTCGAGATTCGTGTGCTGCACGGTGTTTCCTTCAGGTGTGATGGTTTCGCGCGTAGACAACTTCTTAATCGCCGCAATCGCTCCAGTCGCACATGCTCGTTCGAGATCAATCGTGCCGTTGTCCGACAACACATCGTCCGCCGAAGCGCGAGCTTGCGCCGCCAACCGTGCGAGGGCTTCGGCGGCACTCATGCCGTACTGATCGAGTTGGGATGAGACGTACGCCGCAACCTTAGGGTTTCTGAGCAACCTTGAGCCTTCCACGCACGCGGTTTGGTACGTTGCTTTCGGCTTGATCTTGAGGTATGCGCGAGCAGCGTTGAAGCCGTTGGTAAGGTACGAATTGACAAACAACTTGTGGGCAGGGCTGAGGGCGGTTCGCGCCGTCGAGGTGCGAGCCATATGGTCTCCTTTATGAAAAACCCGACCGTCGAGGTCGGGGGTTGATGCGGGATTGTACGGTTTCAGTGTACCGTTTTTGCCGCTGGATGCAACAGTGCGTTTCTCATGTCGTCAATTACCGTTCTGTGTGGACGAAATGCTGTGTTTGAGTTGCACACACGGTTCGAGCGGACGAATGGTCGTCAGTGCGTGCATGATTTCCAGCCATGCAACAACTTCTGTGTCGTAATGGTGATGCTCGAGGTCGGGCGGGGCGATGTGGGTGGGGTGGTTGGCCTCAGTTCGGTCGGGGTTGCGCCGCGTGTGTGGCAGGTTTCGGGCGTGCGCGTCGCGTGGAGCGCGATTCAGGGTGGTTTCGATGAGTGTGCGCAGCCACGGCGGTGCGAGGTCAATGGCGATCAGCCATGCGCGGCGATCCACGTCCAGCACCAGGCGGCTCTCGAGAATGTAATCTCGGGCGGTTAGTGTCCATGTCGCACGGTGCTGGACGCGCCACGGGCGTGCGGGGTGGCCTCGGTCTCGAAGGCTGAGATGATCTGTTGGCGGGCCTGGGTCGAGGGCTGAGGATTCCGGGTAATTTCTGGCCCACCACACAAGGGCCGCGAGTTCTCGAGCGGCGTGCTGCTCACTGATGGCGCGGGCGGTGGTGAGTTTCATGCCAGTAACTCCGGTTGACTGCGAATCCACGTGAGCAGGTGTGCGGCGTCTTGTTCATCAAGCTCTGTGGGGTCAGAAATCGCTGTTTCGCAT